GGGATAGTCCTTATTCCATTAGTTGATTTTGTATAGGAGAAATCAAATTGATTATTTCCTAGTGCCACCCATTGTTTGTTTATCGAAATTGTTTTATTATCGAAATCAATATCACTCCATGTTATGGCTATTATTTCACCATATCTCGCACCTGTATATCTAGCTACCATAAACAACACATAATAAAGGTAGTTGATGTTTTCTAAATCATCTAATCGTTGCAATTCCTCAGTTGTAATAACAGATACTTTTTTTACATCACGTTGTTTAAGTGGCTTTATTGGTTTACAAGGGTTTTCACGAATTACTTTATATGGCGATATAGCATAGTTAAATATCATGTTTAACACTCTATAAGCAAGGTTTATTGTTGCAATTGCATATATAGATTTGTTGAATTGATGTAGTATATCTTGCGTTGTAATTGTTGAGAGTTTTTTATCTTTTAGTGCATCAACAACATTTAATGCATTTTTATATGTAATTAATGTGTTCTTAGTTGAATTAATGCGTTCGTTAATAAATATCTCAAAAAACTGAATAAGTGTTATATCTTTTAGACTGTCATCAAGTGGATTGGTGACAGTCTTTTTTAATTCATCAATAATCTTTTGTCCATAGAGCTTTGCTTCTCTTTGAGTAGCAAAACCCTGTTTGGATTTTTGCCTCCATTTTATACCGTCTTTATAGCTGACAATTATTTGGTAATTGCCATCTTTTTTGCGAACCGTCATATTGCATTGCATAGTTACACATCCTTGCTATTAACCACGTGATAAAAGAATTCTTCATCTATATCTTCATCTAATTCTCTTTCATGAGCAATCCGTTCTATTAGATTGATATGTTCTTCAGAATGGAAGTCATCGTGTTTAATATGTCCTAATTCGTGTAGTACACTAACTCGTTGAGCATCTAATGGCTTATTTAAATTAACCAGTATTGAATGACTGCCATCTTCATTAAGACGTACTACTGCTGTTTGTGTTTTCTTTAATTGCGTATAGATCAAGTTAATAGACATAACAACACTCTCCCCTGATAGAATTAATTAGATAAAGGTTCGTTAAAATACATATTATATGATTTATGAAATATATACATTGCAACTTCATAACTCGGAGAATATGCAGGAGCTTTACCAGAAGGTGATTTCCCAAATTTGAAAGAATCTATAGAGGAAATCTTATTTCCATTTAAATCATACCGAATTAAAGTATTTATTTTAAACTTTACCCCATTATCATTTGTAAATTCCCTTGCTAAATCATTAACTTCTTCAAATTTAAGTGCTAATGTTTTTAAACTTCTATCGTAATTAAAAAAAGAAGTCTGATTTGCTTCTACAATACTGTTTTCATCGTACCATATAGAATATACAGTAGCGTTAATAGCATAATATGGCGGATTATATCTTGATACAACAATCGTTGAATTATCAACATACGCTTCATGCATTTGGTCAGAATACACTAATGTGTATTGATTTGGATTGTTACGCAATTCATTTAAAGAAATTGCATTGCATGATAAAGGAATAAATAATATACAGATTAATATTAATAACTTCTTCATTCTACTTTCCCTCACGTTTCTTTAATCCCTCAATTAAATTAACTACAAAATCAATATCATCTTTTGACATGTCTTCAGCTGCATCAAACAACAATCGCATATCAGGATTGTCTTTCAATTTATTTGCGTATTCCGCTACTTCTGGATCGATGTAATATGGGTCATTTATATCTGACTTATTTTCAATTAAATCTGATTTTTCTACACCAAAATAATTAGCCAACTGTTCAATTTTGTTCATTCTAGGCATTTTAGTTCCATTAACCCATGTTGAAACAGTTGATTTGTTTAACTTCAAATCAGCCACTAAATCTGCTTGTGTCTTTTTGTTTGCTGCTAATAAATTGCTAAGATTTTGAGCAAACACTCTCTTGTAATTAGAATCCATAATAAGCTCCTATTCTCCTCTCCTGCGTACCTATATATTAATACTTAAAGTAGTAAAACACAATACTATTTTATAAAAAAGTTTACTTTTAGTATTGACATTCTACTTTCAGTAAACTATACTAATAATCAAAGGAAGGAGGGATAAATTGAAGCGATTAAAAATTTCTTTAAAAGCTGCGAGAGTTAATGCAAATCTATCGCAAGAAGAAGTAGCAAGGAAAATGAAGAAATCCAAGGTTACAATCAATAACTGGGAAAATGGAAAAACAGAAATTGATTATGGGAATTTGAACGAATTGTGTCGATTATATTCCGTAACCATGGATGATATTCTTTTGCCTTATTAGTCTACTTTAAGTAGAAAAAAGGAGATGAAACATGCTAGTACAAAACAAACAAGATTTATCCATAGCTAATAGAGTTTATGGAAATACGGAAACTGTCTTTGGTTGGGCTGGTCGAAATGCTGAGTATGCACAATATTGGAGAAAGATTATTAGGGAATACTTTGCTAAACGACATACAAGTAAGTTATGTAGAAAGTCCATCCACGGCAAAATCAAAGAATGTCGTGAAGCAGATAGGATGGCAAAAGTAGAATCAAGGATTCCAGTATGGAACCCATAGTTTATACGATTAAAGACGTTGCAGAATTGCTCCAATGCAGCGAAAGCAGCGTCAACAATCTTAGGGAACGTGGTATCCTACGTGAAGTAAAAGGTCTTCCGGGCGTCCGTTTCAATAAAAAAGAAGTCGAGGCGCTAGTAGGGATTGTGAATGAATACAGTCCACTACAATACAGGAAATTAGAAAAGGAGCGTGATGAGCTTTTACAAGAAAATGAAAAGTTAAAAATGAGTATACGAAAAATAACCAGTGATTTACTGGTTATGGTAGGAGGGGAGTTGAAGTTGTGATTATTGCTTTAAAATGGGCGGCATTCATATGGATTATTGGATCCATGGGAAGCCTAGAAATCGATAGAATTGGGTTTGTTCAATTCTTATTGCAAATCATTACAGGCGGACTTGTTTGGGTGTGTGCCGATGTATATGAAAAAGAAAACGCCCGCTAACCGGCAAGCTAAACGGGCGCAGGCAAATTATACCTAAGTTAATTATAGCATGGAGGAGAAATGAAACGCATTGAAATCTTAATAGATGAAGCTAATCCAGATAAAAAGATAGGTATTAGTTATAACAAAGACAGTTTTGAAAATAATGAAGAAGTATTAGCAGTACTCCTTGGTTCAACAATTGGATTTGTTAAAGAAAATGTACCAAATAATAACAAAGTCTTATATCTTCAAGTTTGCATCGGAACCATGCAAACATATCAAAAGCAAATTATCTTTGATGAACGTTATAAAGATATGGATAGTAAAGATCCATTTTATGACATCATTCAAATTTTAAAAAGTAAGGAGTAAACAAATGAATGAAAAACAACAAGTCTTAAATCTAACTAATATTTGTGATGGAAAGTTAGAAGCTGAATTTGAGGAAATGTACAAAGATGCATTACGAAAAATCTCAAAAGGTCAAAAAGCTAAAATCACTATTAATATTGAAATGTTACGAGTTCCAGATACCGATACCATCGTAGAACTTGGTTACAATATTAAATCAACATTACCAGCTATCTCACGTCGTGCTATTGGTTCTTATGCGGACGACTTCACAGTAAAAGTTGATGTCAACGAAAAGCCGCAATTAGAAGTCCTAACATTTAATTCAACTACTGAAAAGAGAGGTTAACACAATGGAAGAAAAATTTAACTTGAATGTACAAACAGAAAATGGTGAAGTGATTATTCGTCATGGTGAAGCCAATGACGTATTTCAATATAACGGATTTAGATATGAACTTAGTAGCGCTGAATCATTTGTTAAAGGTGTAAAAGCTAAGGGAGACCCTAAAACATCTGTTATTACA